AAGGTCTGAATGCTTTTAGAGTAGTGATGGATGATTCAAATAACACGCCAGAAACCATTGATAGAAATCAGTTGATAGGTCAGATATTTATCCAACCTACAAGAACTGCTGAATTTATCGTATTGGACTTCGTGGTACAACCAACAGGAGCTGCTTTTCCTGAGTAATTTTAAATAAATGATATATTTATTATTGAAGACCAAATTTTGGAGATAACAAATGGCTGAACTTTTAGAAGCGAATAAAATATTTTACACACCATATGAACCGAAACTGAAAAATCGTTTTATCATGGAGATTAGCGGTATACCTGCCTTTACAATAAAGACAGCACAAAGACCACAAATTACTTTTGATGAAGTTGTTTTGGAACATATGAACGTCACGAAGTATGTCAAAGGTAAAGGCCGTTGGCAAACTTTACAGATAACTCTGTATGACCCGATTGTTCCATCTGCTGCTTCAGCCGTTATCGAGTGGATAAGATTACACCATGAGAGTGCTACTGGTCGTGATGGGTATCAAGATTTTTACAAGAAGAATATTAACTTTCAAGTCTTAGGACCAGTTGGTGATATCATTGAAAAGTGGACATTGTATGGAACATACATTCAAGATGCTGCTTTTGGTGATTTGGATTTCACCTCTTCTGATCCAGTTGAGATAACACTAACACTAAGATACGATTACGCTATACTTGAATTTTAAAAAATCGTTGTATTAAATACAACAAGGAGTTATAATGTCAGAACATAAGTTTCCTACGGAAATTATAGATTTGCCGTCTAAGGGTTTATTATATCCAAAAGAGTCACCACTCGCTGAAGGTAAAATAGAAGTTAAATATATGACCACAAAAGAAGAGGACATACTAATGTCCGATAACCTTATCAAGAAAGGTGTGGTTGTAGATAAATTATTAGATAATTTAATAGTTACTAAGGGTGTAAAACAAGAAGATTTAGTATTGGGTGATAAGAATGCAGTATTAGTTGCTGCTCGTATCCTTGCTTATGGTCCTGAGTACACAGTAGAAATACCAAATCCAAGTGATATAGAAAATATGGTGGAACATACTTTTGATTTATCCAAATGTCCATTCAAAGAACTACCGAAAAAAGTAAAATTTAACCACGAGAATTCATTTGAGTATACTACGGATGTGGGTAAAAATAAAATAAAATTTAAGTTACTTACTGGAAAGGAAGAATCACTAATCACTAAGGATATAGAACAATCTAAAAAGTATGGTTACAATACTGAAATAACTACGAGACTTAGACATATGATAATCGATGTTGATGGTGATTCAAAACCAGAAAATATAAACGAGTTTGTACAGAATATGCTAGCTAGAGATTCAAGAGCTTTTAGAAACTATGTTGCAGAAATAACTCCTGATATTGATTTGGAACAAGAAGTAGAGATAGGAGGTGAGTCAGTCAACGTTTCAATACCGTTGACTGCGGAGTTTCTATGGCCTCAAACCATCTGATAAATTAGAGATACATAAATCCATATTCCATTTTGTGTATGGAGCACCAGGATTTACATTTGACGATGTATACAACATGCCTGTTCATCTAAAGAACTTTTATCTAAGAGAGTTTGTAGATTTACGAAAAAAAGAAAATGATGAGATTAAAAAATCTCAGTCAAAATCAACACCAACAATCCCTCGTAGATTTTCCCCCAAATAACTCTTTTCTTTATATTTATTAATATAATTAGGAGAATTGTATTATGTCATATATGGATAGAAAAAACATATTGAGTGAAGGATTACTTGATATGATTCTAAAAGCTATATTCAAAAAGTCCACATCTAAGATGCAAAAGAAGATGATGAAAGATCCTAAAATCAGAAAGTCAATCGATACTCTTCAAAAACAATTAGGTGGTATAAAACTTTAGGTTTGAGTAATGGCTGAAAATAAAGCACAAGAATATAAAGACGCTAAAACGAAACTTGTTGAACTACAGAGTGAATATAAGAAATTAGTCGCCTTAGAAAGAAAAGGTGTTGACGTTGCAAAAGAGAAGGCAAAAGTATTTCAAGACATTCAAGCTACACAAAAAGGTATCAACCAAGATGCTAAAATCAACAAAGATTTAACTAAAGAGATAGAAAATACAGTAGCTAAAACAAAGGCTAGATTTGAAGAAGTTCTAAGTGTTAGTTATAAAATAGGTACATCTGATAGAGAAAGAGTAAAAAGAATTGCAGCATCTCGAAAAGTTATGAAAGATTCTGCAAAGTTAGCTCAGATTCAAGTAGATGCACAAAAAGAAGGAACTGTATACGATAAGGTTAGTGAAAATTTTAAAGGTAATATTTCTAATTTAGCAAAAAACATCAATGATATTGCGATAGATAATATAAACAATGCTAGAAACATGGGTACTGCTGAGTTTAAACAGATTGACATAGCAAAACAAAAAGAAAAATTAGAACAATTAAAGAACGCCAGATTAGCTGAAGGTGTAGATTACAGAACAAAAGAGGGACGAGAGATAGGTAACGCTATCAAAGAGATAGAAGAACAGATATCAAAACAAGATGTAATCAATCAAGGAATAGAAAAGACAAATGATTTAGCTAAACAGGCAAACGATTCTTTTAACAAAGGTCTTGATAGTTTTATTGGAAAGGTAGATGGTTTACCTGGTGGTAAATTTCTAAGGGAAAGACTTGGTTTTGGAGATAGACAATTAAAAGTAATTAAAGATGGTTTTGGTAAGGGGATTGCTAATTTTGCTAAAGGAGTTTTTAATGGTGAAGGTGCAGCTGAAAATTTAAGTAAAAGTTTTGGAGTGGTTAAAGATACTTTAGCTAAAGCTGGTATAAGTATGAAAGGACTTGTGGGTGCCGCCACTGTACTTAGTGGTGCTTTAATTTTTGGTGCGGTATTAACAAAGTTTTCAGCATCACTTGACTCTATAGGAGAACAATTTGGAAATCTAAGAGTATTAGGAACTGAGTTCAGAGATACTTTACTTGATTCTAATGTGGAAGCTATTAAGGTTGGTGGTAGTTTACAAGACGTTTCTAACATTACGATTGCTCTTGCTTCTAACTTTGGTGCGAATGTAGATGCTGCTGCAGAGTTATCTGGTAAAGTTTTTGATACGAGTAAAGCTATTGGTTTATCGGCAGATGAAGGTGCTAATCTATTTGGTGTTTTGATGCAAACTTCTAATCTATCTGCTGACCAAGCAGAGAAACTTGCCGAAGGAACTTTTCAACTAGCAAGACAAGCTGGAGTTGCTCCAACTGCTGTAATGAAAGATATTGCTAACTCATCAGAGGTTGTGGCTACTTTTACAAAGGATGGTGGTGACAATATAGCTAAAGCAGCTGTTCAAGCTAGAGCATTGGGTGTTGGGTTAGAAACTACTGCTAAGATAGCCGAGGGTTTATTAGATTTTGAAAATTCCATAACAAAAGAAGTTGAAGCTTCCGTATTGATAGGAAAACAACTTAACTTTCAAAAGGCAAGAGAGGCCGCTCTTAGTGGTGATATTGCTGGTGCTATGGAAGAGGTTGTAAGTCAATTAGGTTCTGAAGAAGAGTTTAATAAATTAAATCTTTTACAAAGAAAAGCTCTTGCTGATTCTATTGGTGTAGGAGTAAATGAACTGGCAAAATTTGTTGGACAAGAAGAGAAAGTCGCTAGTTTAGGTGAAAGATTGGCTAAATCAAAGGCATTTGAGGATTTGGTGGGAGAGGATTCACTAAGTTCTTTAACAAGATTATTAAATAGTTTTAAGGCAATAGGTGCTGAATTGACCAATGCTTTAGGTCCTGCCTTTAATTTTATCGCTGGGGTATTGGGAAACATCGCCGCAGGATTTAAAGAAAATGAAGTTTTAATGAAAGGGTTGATTATAACTGCTGGACTTTTAACTGGATATATGTTGATGACGGCAATAGCTGCTGCATATGGTGCTATTGCTGCTATTCCGTTTGTAGGTCCGTTTCTAGCGCCAGTTGCTGCAGGTCTTATGATTGCGTCTGCCGTATCACAAATCGGAAAGGCAAAAAACGTTGGTGACTTGAAATACGATGCGAAAAATAATGCCATAGAATCATCACCTAATATGGGACCGATGGTTACCATCGGTGATGAATCTTTTCAAGGTCAAGCTGGAGATAGTGTGATAATGGGTAAGCAAGGACAATCACAACAAGGTCACGGTATAGCACAACATGAAGTAAATGTAGTATTACCAGAAGCTGTTCCTATTACAATAGAGGGTGACACATTAAGAGGATTTCTACAATTAGACGTAGCACAACCACTAGCAGGTGGTGATTCTAGTTTTGACAACGTAGGATAGTAAAATGGGATTAGAAAATTTATCATCAGTATTTAGTGACATTAGTAGAAACTCTATCGATCCTATAGATGGTGCAAATTCACCAGCAAAACAAAAACCAACCGATGCTCAGAATTTTAACTACACTCCTTTTCCAGAAAAAAATTCAGAATTTGCTAATCAATCTATATCACTTGTTGGTGGAGAGTCGTTGTTAGATACAGAAATTGCACATACGTTTGGAACACAAGGAGCTAATAGAGAATTAATTAAAATAGAAAAGATAGATATTAAACAAGAGGATAGTCCCTTAACAAAACAACCATTACTGATATCAGCTGATGAGAAAACAAGACAGAGGGAATCATCTTTATTTCAAAATCTTGGTCAGAATAACAGATTAGGTCTTGATAGTTTTGTATTAGAAAGTTTATACAACGTAGACCATACTGCTCCAAATCCAGCTGATAGAGAACCAATTCAGTATGGTCAAGTAGAAATAAATACTTTACGAAGTGGTATAGGTGCTCTTTCTAATTTAGATATGTTTAGTTATTCTGATGGACTAAGAACAAGTTTATTAGGACCAGAACCTTATGTAATTACGAGTATCGGTAACCAAAAAAATAGAATAGGACATAACAGAGAAACCATCCCATTTCAAGGATTTGCTGATGATGTTTCAAGGATACTTCACTTTTATAGTTCTGGTAAAGGATTGCTTTCTGCTGGTAAGGACTTATTATATGGTGGATTATTTGCTACTAACTTGAGTGGATTACCTAACTCATTTGGACAATACAGTGGTGGTAAATCAGTAACAATTCCTGAAGAGACTACAAAACTATTTAATAGTTTGAACACCGTTAGATTATTAACTCACACCATGATACCAGCAGTACCTACGATAAATACTGGTCTACTGAATTTTTATGGACAGGCATTACAATCTCCTGGAATAGAGAGTTTAAGAAAACCTTTTGCGGTAGGATACTCAAAACTGATTAAAGAGAACGATACACTTTCACCGATAAATCAACTTCAAGCTGGTAAGGGTATTATAGATAAAATACCACCATTACCACCTTATGAAAAAATACCAGAAGTGCCTGGAGGTCCTGTAAGAGAATATGGAAAGAGAGTTTTAGAAAAAGGTGAT